AAAATCGCTGCCGACGAGTTCCAACGCTCTGGCGTTTCTGTTGCCGCTCACTCTGTTTTGATTCCTTCCGAGGTTTTCAAGCGCGATATGACTGCAACTGGCGGAACTGGTGGCGACCAAGGTGGCGTTAACATCCAGACCAACGTTGGCGGAATTATTGACGTATTGTTGCCAAAGACCGTTTTGCGCGGCTTGGGCGTTCAGCAGTTAAATGGCTTGGTAGGTAACTTGGATATGCCTACAGCTTCAACTCAGCCCGCCGCTGGTTGGAATACTGAAAACGGAACCGCTACCGAGAAAAGTCCTGCCTTCTCTAAAATTACTTTCAGCCCCAAGCGCTTGGCTGCTTTCATCCAGGTTTCTAACCAGTTGATGCTCCAAAGCTCTAACTCTATTGACCAGTACGTGCGTAACTTCTTGATTACCGCAATGGCTCAAGAAATGGAAAAGGCTGCTATTAAAGGCGGCGGAACTAACGAGCCTACTGGTATTATTGCTAACGGCTCTGTAAACGTAGCTTACGCTGGTGGCGCTGCTAACAACTCTGTAAACGCTAACGGCGCTGCTGCTGTTTGGGCTGACGTTGTTAACTTGATGAAAGCCGTCGAGAATGCTAATGGCGAGGGCGTTGCTTACTTGACTAACCCCTTGGTAAAAGCTGCTTTGCAAACTACTCCCCGTCAATCTTCTGGCGTAGAGGGTAACTTCATTATGCCTTCAGGTGCTAACGAGTTGAACGGCTACGCTGCTGCTTTCACTACCAACGTGCCTAGCAACTTGTCTAAAGGTGCTGCCTCTGACTTGAGCGCTATGATTTTCGGAGACTTCTCTAAAATGGCTTTGGCCTCTTGGGGTGGTATGGAGTTGACTGTTGATCCTTACAGCGGTGCAACTGCTGGCTTGACCAACATTGTACTTAACTCTTACTTGGATTGCAACTTGCTCCAGCCTACTGCTTTCGCAGTTATCAAGGACATTGACGCCTAATTAAAAACCCGCTAGGGGGTCAAACCTAGTGCCTTGGGGGTGGTTAATTCTCGCCCCCAGGGGCTAATTTTATGAAAGCTAAAGTTAAATTTTTGATTAACGCAAGCGGGCAGTTTAATCTTTGCTATGGCCCTGGCGACATTGTAGAAATGGACGCTAAGCAAGCCGAGTTTTTGCTAGAGGCTGGCGCTATTGAGTTAATTGAGGAAACCAAAGCAGAAGAACCTAAGCCCGCTAAGAAGGTTAAAAAATGATTACAGGAAAGCGCACAATAAGCAACGTAAACGCCGCCACGGACTATATTAGCCTAACTGAAGCTAAGTCGCACCTGCGCGTAACTAGCTCAGCAGATGATAGCTATATAACGGGGCTTATTACTATGGCCCTAGATGCCTGCGGTAATTACTTAGGCTATAACGTCGTTAAGTCTTCTGTGCGCTACGGCTTCGATGGCTATACGGGCCTCGCTGCTATTGTTAACCCTGTAAACGGATTGCAGCAGCCTAGCGGGAATTATTTGCGCATCCCTAGCCGAGTTCTTAGCCTTACCTCAGTCAATTACATAAGCGACGCGAACGCTGTTACCGCTTTCGACGCTGCCGACTGGATAGACGCGCCCGACCCTATGGGCAACTATGGCCGCGATATTTTCTTTAATACTGCGCCCCCTAGTTTGACGGACGCCAAGACTAAGTACCTTGTAGAACTAGTAGAAGGCTTCGAGCTTACTAGCGCTACAACGGACCAGGGCAACAAGTTCCCAACCGCTGTAAAGCACGCGGCGCTTTTGCTTATCGGTCAATATTACGACAACCGCGCAGCTATTACCAGCAGCTCAGGAATGAAGCCGCTAGATTTTGGTTTGCATTACTTGCTTGATCCTTATAAAATAGACTTTTTCGTATAATGGACGCTGGTAAGTTTGACGAACTGGTAACGATTGAGAGCTACACAGAAAGCGTAAGCTCTAACACGGGTCAGCGCACGCAGTCCTGGAGTACTTACGCGCAGGTATGGGCGCAGGTAAAAGAAAGCGACTTCGGGCAGGAACCTACTAACGCGGAGCGCAGAGAACATAAAACGCGGGTTAATTTTATTACTCGCTGGGATGCTGGCTTTAACGTGAAAATGCGCATAAGCTGGGGCGGCAATTATTACAACATTTTGAACATTGCCGAGAAAGAGCGCAGGCTTTACGCTAACTTGCTAACTGAATTAACGAGCTAAAAAGTGGTTACTGGGCTTAATAATATAGTAAATAAACTTAAGAACTCTACCAAAGGGCTAGAGGCTAAGGCTTATGACGTTATTAAGAAAAGCGCTCAGCCTATTGTTAGCGACGCTCAGGCTGGCATCAATAGCCGCACAGGTAACTTGCGGGCTTCGATTGGCTTTGTAGAGCGTAATAAGCGCTATAAAAGCGCCGTCATTATTGGCCCTAGGACTTACGGCAGCTGGAAAGGTTACCACGCTTATTTAATTGCAGGAGGCTGGAAGCGCCAGCGTTACGATGGCTCGGTAACTATTGTGCCGCCTAACCCTTTTCTAGCTCGCGCTTTTGACAAAAACAAAACCACCGTTAAGACCTCAATAGAAAAGGGGCTTAGCGAATTAATAAGTAAACAAATTAAAAAGTAAATAAAATGGCAACAACAGGCTTGATTAACGGCACCCTGATTGCGATCTACAAAGACGTAGCGGGGACTCTAACCAAAATCGCTAACGCTACTAGCAGCGATTTCGATTTGACTAAAGACATGATCGACGTAACGAACAAAGATAGCGGCGGCTATAAAGAGTTTTTGGCTGGCGAGGCTGGCTGGACTTTGAGCTGCGAGGGTATCTTTGAAGAGGACGGCTCAGTAACTGGCCTCAGCTGGAAGGACGTAATTACGGACTTGCTTGCTGGTACTGAGGTAACCGTCGTAATGACCTCTAACGTAAGCGGCGATTTGAAATTGAGCGGCAGCGCTTTCTTTTCAAACTTGACTTTGAGCGCTCCTAACAATGACGCTGCTACCTTTAGCGCTTCTATTCAGGGAACAGGCGCTTTGACTGTCGGAACTATCTAAGCGATAATTAACGCCTTTTTGCGTATTATTGCACTATGACAGAAGTAACAATAGGGGGCAAAAAGCACCCGCTTTACTTTAATATGGTAGCAATAGAGCGCGTAATGCAAGGCGCTGACGTTCAAAACTTCGACCAACTCGCGCAGACGGGCCAAGGTATGGCAAACACGCTAGCCTTCGCCCGTCTTTGTGCGTTCTACGGGGTGCAAGCTGGTTATAAGAAAATCGGCGAGAAATGCCCATATAAGGACGCAGAAGAGTTAGCCGAGGAGGTTACTAGCCTTGCTGAAATTACGCCCGCTTTGAACGCTTTTACGGAGGCTGTAAGCACTTTCTTTGCCGTTGCCCCTGAAGAGGCGCAAACGCAAACAGAGGGAAACTAACAAGCGGCGAGCGGCGGCCGCTAGACTTTGAGCAACTTAGGGCCATAGGTTACGGCGAAATGCTGCTAACTGAGGAGGCTTTTAACGAAATAACGCCGCGTTACTTTATGCTGCGCCTCAAGGGGTTAAGAGCAGCACAGCAACAGGCTTACAGAAATGAATGGGAGCGGACTAGATGGCTAGCCGTTTTTATGGTTATGCCATACTCAAAAAAGCGCCTAAAGCCCACCGATTTAATGCGCTTCCCCTGGGAGCAGAAAATTGCGGCAAGTGTTAAGGAGGTAATACAGGCCAATAAGGCTATTTTTGATAAGCTAACCCCGCCTAAATGAGAGCCGCCAAAGTAATCTATAACATACTCGCCAATGATGCGGGCGTTAGCGCGTTAGTCTCAAATAGAGTTAACCCGCTGCGCTTGCCTCAAGGTTCGGCTTTCCCTGCCGTAGTTTACAGCGAGGTAAGCATTAACGCCACGCCAACAAAAGACTCCAATAGCCGCTTAGATTTTACGCGGGTTCAGATTGACTGCCTTGCTCTTACTTACGAAGATGCTAGCGAATTAGCCGACGCTGTGCGCGATGCCTTAAACGTGGTAACGCCTGGCGAATACAACGGCGTTAACGTCTTTTATATTGAGTTTGACAATGAGCAGGAGTTTGTAGACGATGCCGCAGACTTTGACGGAGTGGTACAGGTTTCTCAGGACTACATTTTGAGCTATTCGTATACTTACGGCGTGCCTGCCGTTAACTATCTGCTGCTAGAAGATGGCGGCTTTTTGCTGCAAGAGGACGGCTTTAAAATTATTCTCTAATGGCTAGTAACTTAGACTTAAACGTAATAATTAGCGCCTCCTTTGAGAAGCTCAAGAAGGGGATGGCGGACGCTGTTAACGTCGTCAAAGGCTCCACTAAGAAAATGGAGGAGGCTGCTGCTGGATCTAAGAAAGCTCTAGAGCAGGCGTTAGGCGGCGAGAATCTAAGAGTAAAGCGCCGCGAGCTTACGCAAACAATTAACGAGCAGCGCAGCATTTTAACCAGCTTTAAGCAGGATTTAATAGCGCTAGAGAATAAGTTAGCTCAGACTAGTAAGGGCGATTTAATGCGCCAGAAAGCGCTTAAGAATGCTATTGCCTCGCTTAAGGTCGAGATTAAAGACCAAGAGAGCGCCGTCCGTAATTTGAGCGACGCTAGGGCTGAGACTAACTTTAACTTAGAAGAGGGCAGCCGCAAAGCCGAGCAGAACACGCAGGCAATGGAGGCGCTAAGCCGAGCCGTAAACGCGGCCTCTATGGCTACGCTTTTGCTGTCTGGCAATAATGAGAAAGTAGGAAAGGTAATGCG